TTGAGAAAACAGTACTACCTGTCTTTGATAAGGTTATTCCATCGTTATTGTTACCAGACCCAGCAAAAGCAGTAGTCGTACCAACCAACACGTTGCCCGAGCTGTCGATTCGCATGCGCTCGGTGCTACCAGTTAACCAAATATGTTGATCAAATGCTCTGTAACCAAGATCATCCGAATCCCCAGCACCAAATCCAGAAGCACAACCTATAAAATGTTTAAGAGCGCCTGACTTTGCAAACCTAATATGAGAGCCGTTTACGTTATTTGAATCAAATAAAGCTACTGCATCATTGATTGGCTCTATAGCGTGTAGTTTATATTCAGGCGAACTCGTATTAATCCCCACATTGCCCGAGCTGTCGATTCGCATCCGCTCGGTTGGTGTTGACGCACCATCAGCAGTAGTGCTGAACTCTAGGCGGCCTGGGTAGTCACTGCCCGAAGGAGATCCATCTACACTTGCTTGAATATAAGCAAAGTCACCACCAGTTAATCCTGTAAAAATTAAACGTCCGAGCGTATTATTATTACTCATAGTTGAGGCAGCTTCACCTCTTTTGATGCTTATATGCGATGGGCCAGTCGAGCTTGAAGTGTTGCCACTTACTTCAAGAAGAGAATACTGCCCCTGGCCTGCTGAAGACGCAGTGCTTGTCCCCACCAACAGCCTGCCCGAGCTGTCGATTCGTAGGCGCTCGCTGCCAGCAGTGGTGATGGCTAGTTGGTCCGCTCCAGGTGAATAGATGCCAGTGTTGGTATCAGACCCTGGATATAGTGATGGCAGGGCAGCCGTACCAAGCGGGAAGCTGACCTTTCCATCAGCAGAAATTAAGCCGGTGGTAGTAACAGCTTGACTGCCAAAGTCTGGGCTGATCTTGGTGCCAGCAATTGCAGCAGATGCGTTTACGTCGGCGTCCAGAATCGTGCCGTCAACAAGCATCGTGCTAGTTACCGTGCCCGTATCGCCAACAGTGACAACATTGTTGCCATCTCTTGTCATCGTGCCAGCGACAGTGACGCTACTGTCAAACACTGCCGCACCTGTCACGTCCAGCGTTCCAGGAATATCAATATTGCTAGTCCATTCGACGCCCGTGCCAGCAGCATCAGTCTGAAGCAGTTGACGTGCAGCCCCATCAACTAACTTACTAACGGCAATCTCTGCATTAGCGTTAATATCCGCATCAACGATCGTTCCATCGGTGATCATCAAGCTTGTAACCGTTCCAGTGTCCCCAGTCGTAACAACAGTTCCGGTTGCATCAGGAATCGTGACGGTCCTATCTGCTGTCGGATTTGTGACGGTCAGCGTAGTCTCAAACTCGTTATCACTAGAACCTTCAAAGGTAATGTTAATTCCAGCTCCAAGGTCTAAATTGCCGGTCATCGTGCCGCCAGCTAATGCAAGTTTTTCATCCTCAAGTTCGCCAATGGCACCCTGAACATTAGTGCTGTTAAGGTTACCTGTAGGGGTAAATCCAACGTTTGACGCAATTTGAGCCGTAATCGTTTCTGAAGTCTCAATCAGTACATAACTTGTACCATTCGAAAGCAGGATATCGGGCGGCTCTAAAGTTACGGTTGGAGCCGGTGCCGTTCCAGTACCTGTTTGGGAAACAACAACGTAATGGCTACTATTTCCAGTGCTTGCAGCAGGCAATGCCCCACCGATGGTGAACCCAGCGGCTGAACCTTCTGCCGTTACAGAGTCAAGCAGGTTAGAGCTTGCGTCATAAGTACCAGAAAGAATAATTTCACCCGCAGAAATGCCAACGGGTTGAAATACGTTGCCGTCCCAAAGAAATAACCCGCGAGTTAATGGGTTGAAAAAGAACTGACCAATATGATCTGCCGTTGGTTGCGTTTCGCCAAACTTTGAAACCGCGTAATCAGCAACTTTTACACCGGTAATTGCGGAGCTCGCAATTCGAGCGGCTGGAAATTCACCTGTCGTAATCTTGCTCGCGGCAAGATCTGGGATGTCAGCCTCGTCAAGCGTTGTACCAGAAGTAATATGCCCTAAATCGTCGTAACTTACTTTGGCTGCCGTTGCTGCCGTTAAGGTATTGGTGTGGTTCAGCGCACCAGCAGCCCCCATCGTTAAACCTGTTCCTGGCTTAATTGCACCTACCGCGCCAGAAGTAGCAACAGGCAAGTCAGCAGCTGTGATGTCTCGGCCAGCTGTAATTAAACCCTTTGAATCAAATTGAACAGCTTGGTAGGTGCTGCTATTTGCCGTGACATCGTTATCTATTTCAAGCGTGTCATCGTCCATGCGAAGACCTTCGCCATTGACAATCACACCGCCTTTTGCGCTTGTGGTAGGCGTTGGAAGGTCAGTACCGACAAGGGCTCTATAGCCAACCGTTCCAGCCTCACCAGTAGGTCCGCCCAGAAACTGAGCACCTGCAGTCGTGTCGTCAAGAGACGTTGTAATCGTTACTGTGTCACCGCTGGTGGAAGTGGTGATGTTGACAATGCCAGCCGTGCTGCCGTTGACAACGTTGACAGAACCAGCACCCTTGACCGATTGCCACGCTGAACCGTCCCAGATATAAATCTTGTTGTCGTCTGTGTCTAATGCGATTTGTCCAGTAAACGCACCAGCAGCCGGCAACGTCGTAACGAGATCAACAGTCGATTCATCTCCTAGCTTTGCTGCCGTAATTGCGTCATCAGCCACTTTTGCAGTGCTAATCCCCGCATCTGCAATCGACGATCCAGCAATCCCACCAGAGCTGAACACAATCTTTGCGCCAGGGATTGTGGCGTCAGCAATCAACGTGGTGGCATTCCCCACCAAGTCTGTGACCGTTATCCTTTTGGTTTCACTGGCCGAGTCGTCAACAATTGCCAACTCATCATCAGCAGCAAGACTTGCACCTGCCAAAGCTGCTAACTGAGAAATCTTTAGGTCAGCCATTGGTGGTCAATCCCCCTCGGGTTGCTAGTCACTCTGTAATAGGAGTTTAGCTGCTGCATCTTGATCCAAGAGTATGTCATCTAAATCCTCTTGTACGATTGCGCCTGGCTGGAGAACATCCATCCTGACCTCAATAGGACCAGTCGTAATAAAATCAGCCGTTATCTCGACGGCAGACGATGGCGTGAACTGCACGGCACAAGCAGTTAAGACACCAGTAAATTCGTACCAGATCTCATCGCTACTACGCTCCAGCACGCCACCTGGGTTATAGCTGTTCGTTTTTAGGTAGAAACGGCCCTTAAATTGACTGCCCACCCTGGTACGCAACGAAAGCTCAAGTAAATAATGCGGCAACTCGTTCTCTGTGTCGCCGGTGTACTCCCAAAAGCCAGACATCCGACCAGAGCCAGACATTAAGCTATTGACCCGACTCCTGAACTCATCAGAAAGCGTCGTTGTGTCTACGGTTTCCCTTTCAGTATTCAGCTCAAAGCCGTTGCACTGAGCCAGCATGCGGAAGGCTGCGTTTTGGACAACGACTTTGATTGGAATATTACTGCCAGGCACAGCAAGCGCAGTCGCATTGTCTGTTCCACCATTAACGGCATGGGCAAAAGTGTCATAAAGACGAATGCCGCCTAAGTCGTCAACATAAACAAACTTTTTGACACCGGTTTTTGAATACCCAGAAATAAAATCAAGAGCACTGCTGTCAGTGCTAGAAATTTCAATTTGATCACCAGTCAATAACTGACCGTGCTTAAAATCAAAACTAAAACGTTTTTTAGTGACGTTTACATCACTGGTATCAATAGTAGAGTTGATCTCGCTTCCGCCAAACTGACGTTCTAGCTCTACCTTTCCAAACGTGCCAAGATAAACAGTCATGAGATCGTTGCAGTTGCTAGAGCGCCTGTCCCGACAAACGAAATACTGACACTTACGATTTCGCCAGTGCTAGCCCCAAGTGTCGCGCTTGTTATGTATGCGGTCAACTTAATATCATTGTTGTCCGTTCCATCGACCCATCGAAATGTCAGCTCAACAGTATCGCTGGAACTAACACCGCCAGTACCTGTTTTTATTAGCGTGCTTAGCAGATCTGTCGTGTTGATTGCATCACTATCGTCTTTGTAATACAGCAGGTTTGCGCTGCCTGAATAGCCAAGAATACCAGGGCTATAGGTGCGAATGTTTTCGCTTAAAGTTGTTGTCTCTAGCGTCTCTAAATCAGATTGCAGCGAAAAACTTGAGACCTTGGCAAGAGTCACACCTGCCAGCTGCATTACGCCATCTCTGCCGGTGTAAACCTTTGCCATCAGAAGACACCCACTAAGGCCACTGTAACAGTGCTAACCCCAGGTCGCACACTGGCAACTTGTGGAGCCGCTTCATATCGCCATTCGTTAGAGCCTGAAGCATCTAAAGCGTCACTGTTGCCGCCCCAACCCGCCAGCGCCTCAGATGGCAAATCAAAGACTGAAAACGTGCCCTTGGTCTCGTCAAAGTGATCAATAAACAGTTCTGTGTTTGCATCGCTCACGTTTGAGTAGCTAAGGCTCAGCTTCATGTTGGTTCGTTGGCTGCCGTACAAGATCCGAACCTCAGCGCCGGACTGAGACTTAAACGTCTTGATCGGGTAGTCACCCGTCTCAAACTGACGGCTTGTTGGGGTAAGAGAAGGAAATGCCATTGTTAGCCCTCAGTAGTAAACGCGCTGTTAGTCAATACATCTTGAGCCATCAGGCTGTTGAAAGTGCTAGTCGTTGGGAACTCAGTCGCCACAACGTTGACCATTCCATCCTCTCCTAGCGTCAGCTGTTCAACCATGTACACATTAGACGAAACAGATGTGTCTGAAATCGTAAACAGAGAGTCATAAAGCACAGGCTCAACTGCTTTACCACCCGCAACTGTCATCGTGGCAGGAGTCACCTCGTCATCATCTGACCGGAAAAATATAATCGAATACGTTCCATCGGCCACGGCAGTGGCTGACACGATTGTGCCGTCTGCGCTGATCGTTCCATTCCGTGCTGACTGGTACGGGCTGGCTTCCGTAACAACGCGAATAAAATCGCCTGGAGCTAACGAGATGCCAAAAGGACTGGTGCGGAACTTGACGGTATGCGTTACCCGGCGGCGAAGGCTTAAGAAAAACTTTGCTACCAAGAAAGCGTGATCACGACTTGTACAGAACTGCGTCAGGTCAAATGATTCAATTGGATACTGATCACTTTTTGACTCCGCAAAGCGAACGACAAGCGTCTTTTCTTCTGGCAACTGATTCCTTTGTTCTTGGCGATAACGCATCACAGCCTGAAAGTCCTTGCGCTCCTCAGAACTCAAGTATTCAACGCTGAACGAATCTTCAATGATGTTGCCAGAAGTGAATAACGCCTGAATTGCTACAGGCTGCTGGCTGATGTTGCCGTTCAGATCTGTAGGTAATGCAGGGACTAGGCTAAATTTGCCGTCACTGATAACAAAGTTGCAAAGGAAAAACGGCGCTGTGTCAGAAATGAATTGCCGAAGGTTTGTTGGTGCGTCAATCGCTCCATCAAAAAACAGCTTGTTTGCTTTCAAGAACTGTGTAGTAGCGGGAAAATCTTCTGTCCTGATCAGCTCAGGTGATATAACGCCTCCCGCACCAGCAGTCTTGTCGGTCAGCAAGTAGTAGACAAGATCCGTGAATTTATTGCTTGGGCCTATTGGTGAGGGTGCATTTGCGTGGAATTTTTTAACTGAAATACCATCAGCCAGCCAAACGCGAAGTTGATCGACACTCGCAAAATTACGAGAAGACTTTAGCACTAAGCCGCAAATTGTTAGGTTGCTATAATTTGGCACGTTGTCATTTGCAACGCTTTCGTTGACGTAGGTAATCTCGTGCTCTGGCGATGAATCGTTTGACTTATTTAAAAGATCGCCATAAAGACTAAGATCGTTGATTTGACTGTTTTCTTCGAATATTCGATCTCCTGAGAAACCGGGCGGAAGTACTATCGTCGTAACAGCTAAAACTCTCAACACTACGCCAACGGTAGTCCCTGCCGACCTAAATGGATTACCCGAGCTGACTACAGCACTGTTTTCCATTAATGCTCCATTAGCCCAACTTCCGGAGCTAAGAACGGGATCAACTGAGTAACTTACATCCCAAGCTTTAGTCTGCCCTGGAAAGTACCTTAAATTGTTAGCTGGCCTAGATGTGACAACGCCTTTTGCTCTTACAAAAGCTGTGGCTCCTGAGCTGGCTCTTACCGTGTATGTTGCCTCCCGAGTGTGACCAAGAGCATAAAGCTGTTGGTTGCCTAAAAGCTCAAATTCCCACCCTGATTCCCGACCACCTGGCACGGTAACAGCAGTTGTAGCATTAACAATTAACCGGACGCCGCAACTGCTCAATCCGTAGGGTGCTGCTCTTGGATTACCTGCTGTAACAGGAATGCCAACATTAAAGACCTGACCAGCATTAAATCCTCCGGTGCTTGAAACAACAGTAATGCTACTGAAACTCCAAGCTCTATACCCAGGGAAATAAGGGTGATTAGCCGGATAATTGTCGTTTACAACGCCATTAAATTGAATCGTTATTGAACGGCCATCTCCAAGATTCGCTGTGCGCCTTGCCGTCGCAGTTTTGCCCGTATAACTAGCTCGACCGAACAACTCGTAATGAGTTGCGCCTTTCCTGCCTTTAGAAGCGCTAGTAGGGAGCCAATCGTACCAGCCAACAGCTGTGGCCTGAACACTGCTGTCTTCTTCATCGGGGAGATGATTTTCCACTTCGACAGCGGCAGGCACCGTGTAATCGGTTTTGCCATCTCGAACAACAGGATTGGTGGCCATTTCTGGGTTGTAAGTTATAGCCCCAGCTGTAACAACTTCTCCCGTTGCACTGACCTGAAAAGCGCCGTACGCTGTGTTGTACCTTCCGCCTACAAGCTGATTTGCCTTTGCATTTAAGCGTATAAATTCGGCATCGTCAGGTGTGTGGCGTGCAACGTCGGCTCCGCTTTTTGGTACAAATTTATATTCGTACTGTTTCTTGCTTGGGTGTCCAAAGCGAATGTAATTATATTGATCTTGTGGGGTTTCTCCAGTAACGCAAAACTGTTCTCCCAGTGGAGCCCATTCGTATTCAACTCCGTTGTCATCCGTTCCAGCAGGGCGTAAAAATATCGTCCAAATAGATGTACGCTTAAGGTAAAGTGACATCGTGCCACTATCAAAGCTGATTTTGTCATTTTCAGCTGCAATTAATTCAGAAGGTGATGGAATTGTTGCAAAATTTGCAAGGCCATTGGCTCGGTTCCACACTTGCGATCTGATACCAATTTCAGTGACTTCACAAGCTCTTGTATTTCTTACAACTGCAAAGCTGGCTTTTAATAGCGGGTAAAAACCTGCGCCAGCGTTCATTCCTAAAGCGTTTCTAGCGTTAGTTGCCCCATTATCGTCGTTATAGACTCCTCTTCCAATCATTCGCGTACTGACTAACCCGATTGACGCGCCAATGCCTGTTCCAAACAATTCAACACAGCGAAGCTGTATCTGTTGACGGCTGCTTTCTGTCCAAACAGGCAAGGCTCTTGATTCAACAACCCAAACAGTTCGCCCTATAACTATTGTTTCACCTACCTGAAGAGCATCGTCTGCGCTCCTGCGTGACGCTGTAATGGCTGAATTAATATCATCGACGCTAACTGCATTTGTGCCAAGGTGGTAAGTATCTGCGGGTAGTTCACCGGGAGCAATCGTGAAAGTTGCTATATCCCCGACAGCCGCTTGCCGCACTTCCGTAGGCGTAGAGCCGTTGTCAGAAACTGGAATACCGTTCAAATGAGTGAGGCCCATGCGACGGCCATAATTACGGCCAACTCCTTTTTGGCCTTGGTCTCTGATCTGGGCGTGTTGTTTATTTGAGCCAGTTCCAATCCCGTAGTCACCCGCAATCTTCATCCTTTCAGACAAAAGACGCTCTTTAGGGTCGTCCTCTTCATCTTCAAGCCTTGGGATCGAGACTACGCGCCAGTTCAATCGATAGTTTGTAGCGTTTGGAATTGCCGAATGAACGCCAAACTGAGTGCTAGAAGTTGGACTATGCGCTCCAGAAAAACCCGTATCCGTTAATCCTTGACCTGTTGGGCAAAGAAAAATATCGTCATTTGCTTCTATGTCTCCTGAAGCCAATGTGCCTCTTGAGCCGTAAGCAAGGTTTGCGGCTTTGATTCGCGAAAAGCTATTACTGTTCCTTTTCCAATAAAAAGCAAACGCATGTGCATAAGATGCGTCTAATGCGCTATTGCCAAGGAAGATTCCGTTTAGGTCTGGCCTTGCGATCCCTTCCTCTAACCCTTGCTCGCCAAGAACAAAAAGCAACTTGACCGATTGCTGTGATCCAAGCGAAAAAGCACGTGACCAGACCAAACTAGGTGAAGCAACAATTCCGCCAGTCGCTCCAGTGTATTGGCCAAAGATAATAGGGATTGGACTTGCATAGTCCGCTAGATCGGCTTGTGTGTCAAAGCCAGTTGTGGGGCTGAAACGCTCTTGCCCAGAACGGCCACCAAGACGCCGACGACTGACTCTGTTGTCTGGGCCTGAGCCTGGAGCTTTTGGTTTTGGTGCTAGCAGTATTGAAGCGGCGGTAGAAAGTGCGCCAACGACAAGGCTCACAACAATTGGAACCCATGTTTCTGGCCCGTTCTTTATATCTGGAATGTGCGCATACGCAGCCGGTCTAACCTGACCTCTTTTTGCTGCTAAGTATGAAAAACGCCTGTAATCTTCTTCGTTCCAATCAAGAATATCTATTAACTGCCTTTCATACGGAAGCAGTGAAATCTCATAAAGCTGGATGCCGGTGCCCAAGTCACGATGTCCAGCTGGCTGTTGATGTAAAGAATCCCGGTTTGCCATGTGACTGCGAAAATCCAAGTGTCCCTTTTTAACAAAAGCACATCCCCATCATACTTCGGCTGTTCCACTCGGTAACCCCATCGCAAAAGATCACGGCAGACCTTTGTCTTGCTTGAGCTGTACCAATCAGGATTAAATGGTGGCGCGTCTATACCGCACCGCTCCAGAACCTTGAAAACAAGATGGATGCAGTCAATCTCACCGTTACTACCGTCAGCCCCTAATCGGTAGCGAAGCCCGATTAGATCAACGCAATCGGACATTACTTGTTACCGGGATGTTACCAATCAAGCTTTGAGTCAAGCGGCGCAGTGGAACGTCAGACCCTACAGCGTCCAAGATCGTGTTTACCTCAAGATTCAAAGTTGCATCGTCCCAGCTGCCGCCAGCGACTTGACCAATGTATTGGTGCATCAACGTTCCAGTCGTTCGGTCGTCTGGGTCAAGGTTCATAACAAGAGCAGTTGCTAGCCAACGGTCAGTAACTGCCTCTAAAGCCCATGCCCTGCTGAGTTCGTTGTTTGGAAAAACAAGTGATGCAGACGTGTTATCGCCTGTCCTGTTGACACTTACGCCAGAAAAACCAAACGGCAGAAAGCTCCAATTGAAGCTGTCATAAGTCGCAGTCTCGCCAATGTGGAAGTTCTGAAACCTATAAACCACTTTTTGGGCTGGATTTGTAAGCTTTAAATAATTACCAACTGCAAGTGTCGTCACATTCCAATCCTCCTACGGGTTGCGGGTGACTGTTGAAGCCTGCTCAACGTTAGCTGCTGACCACGCTGTGCGCCCTCTGCGGCTGCTCGCTTCATTCCGCTTTGGAACTGGTCTGCGGTCACGTAATCGACTGAGTTGATCCGTTCCACGGTGTAGCGAACATCGATTGGAGCAGCAACAGCAACACCGCCTTCCGCTCCGGCTGAACCGCCGCCTTCTGCCGGGATAACAGAAGATCCGCGTGAACCTCTGGAATAACGACCCATGCTTTCACGCATCTTCGATTCTGGGATGACGTACTCAGGTTCGCCACCTTCCCCAATAACGGCGTTGGTTGGGCCGGTGACGTAACCGCCTTCTGCAAACCTTGTATTTGCTCCAATTCCCGAATAACTCTGAATGCCACCCAAATTCAAATTACTACCACCACCGCCACCGCCACCACCGCCGCCGCCAAAGGCGCTGGTAAGTATTCCCAGTGCCTTCATGAATAACGCCTTGGCAATCATCTGAGTCGCCATGTCGATAAAGGCTTTACCAATATTTGCGAACATGTCGCTAAAGGCTTCCTGGACCGAACCAGTGCCGGTAATAACTGACTGCACAGCAGATGACATTGCAGTAGCGGCTTCGTTTGCGATAAAGCCATACTTTTCCATTAGCTGGTTCTGGCGCAACTCTGCCTGCTCTACTTGGTCTAAAACTGGCAAAAGCTCTTCAAGTTTTTGTCTACGTTCTTCTAAACCTTTTATGTTGTCCGCAATAATTTCATTACTGGGGTCTGCTTCTAGCTGTTTATTTAAAATATTTACTTGGGTATCTATGTCTCTGTATAAGTCTTCTGTTCGACGAAGTTGTTCAATTCTAAGGTTTAGCATATCTGAATCGTCGCCTCCAAATGGCGAAGCAATCCTGCGTTCCACATCCGCAATATTGCGTGTAAAGCCCCGCTCGATACCGGCAGTTTCTTTTGCTTGCTGTAAGGCGTTAATTTCTTTTTGTACTCTAAGTTGCTCTTTTTGCTGTCGTACTTGTTGTAATTGAGTAAAATATATGCGTTCAATAGTGTCGTATTGCGTGTTATACGTGTTAAACAAATGTTCTGCTTCTTCCTGAGATTTTGCTTGTGAAGCTCGCTGTTTATACTGAATATCTAATATCCGTGTTTTGAGTCCAACTTCGTATTCAAGAGCCTTTTCGCTTTCTTCCAGAAAAGCCTTTTCTCCTTCAAACACACGGGTGCTTTGTAATCCAGCCCTACTGCCTGCAATCAAGGACTGCATACTTCCTACTTGGGCTGAACTGATACCTCTTGTTCGTGCTTCTAACTCACGCTGAACTCTTTTTGCTTCTGCAGCTGCCGCACGTTTTGCAGCTTGGTTTTCGCGTTCTAGCTGCTTTATTTGGTCTTCTTTAGCTTTAGTTATAGCGTTTTCTAGTTGTAATTTTAAAGTAGTAGTTTTTACATTTAATTCTTCGAATTTAAGCTGTGCTTGAGCAGATGTTAGCTGTTTTTTGTCCTCTTGGCTAATAATAGCTTGTGCTTCTTCTGAGGCTTTTAAAAGTATTATTTCCTTTTCACTTTTTTGTACTCTTGCATCTAAAAGATTGCCTCTTCCTTGCTCAATAATAAACTCTTGTTCAGCAATTTGAAGGCCAATACGGCTACCTGATGTAGCCTGTAGTTGAGAATCTGCAGCTTTTTGCAAAGCTGCTTCTTTTTGTCGCACAACATCAGCTATTTTTTGCTCAAGCTCAAATTCGCTAATCTTACGTCGTAAAAATTCGTCTTGAGCTTTCTTTATAGCTGGGTCAGCACTAAATTCATTAACCCCACGTTTTACAAGTCGTGTAGTTTCAACTCTCTGTGCAATTGCCCCTGTAATTTGGCTTAAAAACGGTGCAATAGATGCAGATAAATCTGTGAAAGCTTTACTAAGCTGGTTCGACAGTTCGGTGTTTGCGTCTCCATAATCTTTTAAAGCCTGAACACCATCTTGACCCACAATTACAGCTAGCTGTTGAGACGCCAGCTGTAAAGCTTTTTCAGACCCAACAAAGGATTCCAGCGATTTAATTAGCTTTCCGTTCTCTGTACCAGCGAGTCCGGCGGCATCTGCTAAAGCACCAATGTCTGCAGTTAGCGGGTTTAAAGCTTTGCCAAGGTCTCCGGCTTTAGCAATTAAGGTATCAACTGCCGTTCCAACCGCAGTGCCTACTAGCGACAGTCCAAAGCCAAATTGACCTCCTGCAAGTCCGCCTAACGCGCCGCCAGCAGCACCGCCTACTGAGGCACCGACTCCTTGGCCGAAAAGCAGCGGGAACGCACCACCGATGATTGCGTTGCTTGCGGCACCCTGTAATTTTTTATTTCGGGCTGTGCGCTGTTTAGCGGCAGGACTACCTGGAATGCCTACTGCTCCGCCAATCGGGCTGGTCTGGCCCCGCAGAGTGCCCGTTTCTCTTAAACGTCGATCAAAATCTTCAAGTTGTTTTTTATTAGATTTTTCTGTTAAGGTATTTATTTCATTTCTTTTGCTTTTTTCTACGTCAAGCCGTTTTAATAATCTATCAAACTCGGCGTTGTCCGCCTCTACACGCTGTCGTATTAGACTGTTTTCAAATTGTTTTTCAATATTAAACAGTTTGGTTTGAAATGCTTTTTGTGCTTCAAATTCTTTTTGGTTAGCTTGGCTTTTTAGTGCGGCCTCCCTTGCAAGCTGTTCTGCGCGTCCAGTGCGCTCTTGAGGAGAAATAGGCCCAATAGGACTTAGGTACTGGGTGGTACGTGCTGATCTAGCCGGTAAAGCAGAAGATAAAGCTGTACTAGAAGCTGCACCAGGCCCTATAGGGCCTGGGTACTGCGAACCGCCCCTAAAGGCACCTCGCATATAGGTGCCTGACATTGTGGTGGCAGCGCCCCGTTGCGTGGGGGCAGCCGCTGCGGCGTTATAAGCTTTAAGGGCTGCCGTGGCTGCTGTACGATTTGCAATTTCTTGCTCAATAAGTTTGTTCTGTCTTTCTCTAGCTGCGTTGGCATTACCTAAGGCAGTAACGTAGTTGTTTACTGCTCTAGTTTCCTGTGGAGTGGCTGCCGCTACTTTACTTAAGGCTTTTTCAGCTAAATTTAACTGCTGTGAGTAGTTTTGTATACTTTGGGCTAAACCGCCGAAAGTAGTCGATTGTTTTTTATTAATTTCATCAATTTTAAAATTAGTCCCTTCAAGCCTCTTTTGAAGCTTGGTAAGTGCTTCTACGCCTTTTACGCCTATTTCAATTTCAGCTCTGTATGCCACGATCCACAGCTGGTACGTCGCTTTCTATTCTAGACGCAGAATAGTCTACCTACGGCGGCGGGCTTTTTCCATTTGTTTTTCTTGGTCCTCGTTAAGGATCTGGAAATAGGCGCTCCAGCCGATTAATTCTTCCGGGGTCATCGCGGTGCGGACTTCGGTCAAGCTCATGCCAAGCTCTTTGGCAACGCCAAATTGCAGCATGAGCCAGTTGTCTTTACGAAGTTCCGCGACTAGGATTTTGGGTCCATTGGCTCTTCGTCTTCGTCAGCAAGAATGGCCAGCATCAAAGACTGCAGATCGCTGTCTTTGACTTCATTTTTTAAAATATCGATTTCACCGGCAGAAAAAAGCTTGGCGCCGCTTTCGTCCTGTGCTTTGCCGATTAGCAGCTGCAGTGCGAACGCTCCAGCGTCGTCAGATTTGGCTTGCTTCTGGGCGCGTTCGCGTTCAGCCATGGTTAAAGGGCTGATCCACATTTCAAATGTGGTGCCGTCAGACAATTTAACCTTGCGCTTGCTTGGCTGGAGATTTGCTGCTTTACGCAACCGATCAATGGCGCGATTGGATCCAGCGGGCATGATTTGTACTTGACTATAAAGTAACTATAGCGTAGCGCAGTAAAAAACCCCGGCAAAACCGGGGCTATGTATATACTTAAGTAGCACTTTATCAGGTCTGGCTGAAGTCGAAGCTTGGGGTGCCGGATGGACGGAAGCTTACGCTTACAGACTGTGCGTCGTCAGGGGTGACATTCATGCTGGCAGAAGTCAGCACTGCTTCAAACTCGATGGAACGGCTTGCGGCTTCGTTCACTGAACCGCTGCTGAACACTTGGTCGGTGTAAAGCTTGAACGCAGCACCAGTTTGGTTGCGCTGAAGCACGTCCTCGATCATGCGGTTGCTAAGGGAAGC